CCTTTGGCCTTTAAACAGCCAAGGTTAGTATTCCACTCTCTAAAACTTTCTTATGCACTTTATCTAACATTGAAGATGTTTCGCTTGAAAAATCTTAAGTGTAATCAACGTGTAAGGAGTAATTTAATGTTACCCCTCCCGGATAATCTCCTCTCGGCTATTTTTCTTCAGATCTTTTCAGAATTGAAGAAGAAGAACCTTTCGGAGTCACAGTTGATTAAGTGCGTGAAAAACTCTCTTTGCCTCATGGTTTCTAGATCTCTTGAACAGAATGAACTACCTGAGGGGGACTCAATCGTTCTCTTTCCTCCAGATGTCTGGAAGGAAATTAAGAACTTTTTGTCCCCTGAAGGTTTAGTCCGCTTCTGTTTTTCTTGCCTACAGTCCAAAGTGTTGTGTGAAGAAGTACCCGAAGAATTCATCTTGGATACTCTCATTAAACACAGAGACCAACTCTCCTCACCTCATCGTGGTATCTCCCTGGATGTTTTAAAAAAACTCCAGGAGAGAGGCCGTGAATTTGGTAAGAAAGTAAAAAAGTTTTATCGCTTTGATCGAGGATTTTTTCCTACGAATAAAGCGACCTTTGCCTTTCCTCGAAATCGAGGTGGGGTTAAAGGTGACTTGGTTTATAACAATTGTTTAGTGGATCTCCCCCCAGGGGAAGATCCAGACGATCGTATTGAACCGTTTGTCATTGGACTTTTTGGTCAGCCTGGACAGGGGAAGAGCTTGCTAATTTCGCGAATTGTCGCGTTATTGAGCTCGCTTTTTCCCGGTGTAAAAGGAAAAGATCTAGTCTATCAGAGAACCTGTCATGTCGATCATTGGGATGGATATAACGGCCAACCTATCACCATTTTTGATGATTTAGGCCAGGCCCAGGACGGAAGTGACATCAAGGAATTTCAAACCTTGGTATCATGTTGTCCTTATGTCCTACCAATGGCGGAACTCAGTGAGAAGGGAATGAAATTCTCCTCATCTTTTATCATTACCACCTCCAATATGAAATATAATCAACGATTGGACCATGTCTATAAAAAGACTGGCTCACCAATTATTGACGATGTTTCTTTTTGGAGGAGATTCCACTATCCTGTGTTTTTGGAGGGTGACAAGGCGTTTACGCTAAGGTCACCACCCGACTTCTCAAGACCCGGTGGAAAACTTTCAGAAGGTTGGATGGATTATGCTGTCACTGACGGCACCTATCTATCTATGCCTACAAAGTTAGAAGAAAGATTAAAGAGAGAATCGTTCGATTCAATCTGGGTTCCTGTTGACTTCAGGAACTCTGAGGAGTTACTTCTGATTTACAACCAGAGGCGACTCTTCCATGAGAACACTCGCCGTAATTGGCAACAGAAAACCGTGAACGGAGAGGAGAAAGGGGAATCTTTGATTCCATTACTTAAACACACTGGCGTTCCTGAATCAGTCCTTAACGGATTAAATCAGGGAGGGGTTTCTAGGAAAGGTCTCACCTTTTCTGCATTTCCACCTCCTGGACCTTTACCGGTCCGGGTGGTACCGATCGTGGAACCTTTAAAGGTTCGAACGATCACTGCAGGAATAGGGGAGACTTTCTGTCTGAAACCTTTTCAACGCGCTATGTGGGAAGCAATGGGACTAGAACCCCAGTTTGTCCTCACCCATGGAACTAATAATCTCAACACCGCTGTAAAGCGGTTATATGATTCTTCAGTTCCGGGATCCGTTTGGATTTCTGGAGACTATTCTGCCGCGACGGACTCATTCGCGATCGAAGCTTCGAAAGCCCTTTTACAAGGAATTTTGGAATCTATTGATCATGAGCCGACAAAACGGTGGGCGATGAAAGAGATTTCTCCTCATCTTTTGGTCTATCCTGGATCGTCGGGTTTAACCCCGGTACTTCAGGAAAGTGGCCAATTGATGGGAAGTCTTCTCTCATTTCCACTATTATGTCTCCTTAACGATTGTACTGCTCAATTCAGTGGTTTAACACCAGATCAATATTTGATCAATGGTGATGACATTCTGATTCGAGCCCCGAAGAAATTCTATCCTATTTGGAAGAAACAAGTCCAAGAATTTGGTCTTGAGTTATCCCTAGGAAAGAATTACGTTCATCCGAGATTTGGAACTGTAAATTCACAGTTGATCTTAGATGGTGACGTAGTTTCTTCAGGTAAACAACGTGTTTTGGATCGTCGTTCGGAAGTTCTCGGCGAGTGTTTGAGGGATTTGGAATTACATATGTTGTCTACTCCATCCAGTGAAGTTCAGGAACTCTTCAAGAGTGTTAATAGGATGAAACTATCAAGAACCGTACGGGACATTTCTGTCCCTGTTAGTCATGGTGGTTTATCCTTCTCTTGGGGTCCTGAAGCTCTGACAAAAAAAATCAAAAAGAACACAGATTTTGTGTTATCTTCACGATCTTTTCGTCCGAATGAAACCGACAACAGATTGTATTTCCGTTCCCTACTTATCGACAAGAGAGAAAATCATTACTGAAATTTGTGAGCAAGAGCAGGCCTTTAATGAGGTCGTTGATTCCAAGGTGTATCATGAAGATTTTCTGACAATTAAGGATATTTCCCTAGTACAGAAAAGGTGCATGACACATTCCAATTTGAGGAAACTCTTATTGGACCAGGATATACGAACTCTTCCAAGCCTTTGCTTTATTCACACCTACCAAATCCCTTGT